CGCCCCAACCTTGAACATAAACGTTAGTGTCACCCCAGTCAGATTGACCCCAGGTTAATCTTCCCCATCCTGTAGCCATAAGGAATGCCTCCTTATGCTATTTGTATGATTGCTGTTGATGCGGCGGCCGCTGGAAATTCTACTGTGAAAGTTCCGCTTGTAACGGTCTTGTCTCCACCAAAATCAATGGCACAAACTGAAGCGTCACTTGAATGCGAATCATTAAAAATTAAACAACCTCGTGCAGTAAAAGAAGCAGATGTCCAACTAACATTAGAAAAATCACAAACTGCTGTGTCACTATCCAAAGTAGGAGTTACACTTGTAAGTGCTTTTCCTTTTGCTGTATAGCCACCAGTAGTCGCTAGTTCTTCTGAAGTTGTATAAGCAGTTGTTGATTTATTTAAAGTCGCATCACTATCATACAATGCCAAATTAAAAGTGTTACCACTTGATGCAGTAAAATTATGTTCAGCTTCTAAAATTTCTTGTTTAAAACTGTTACAAATTGCTGATGTAATTGCCATATTTTTCTCCTAATTATGGAGACGGAGATTTAATGGGTATACGAACTGTTCCATCCGTATAATCATCTCTTCTTCGTCTACCAAGTTGCGTTCCCGCAAACTTCTGTACCTCTTGTTTATACTTGTTTTCATAAAGTGTCAACATATCCATTGGGCCTTTTAAAAAGCCATAAGCCTCTGCTAGAGATGCATAAAGTAAACCCTGAGGAAAATAACGGCTAATATAGGTCCCACTCGTAGCGGTAACTAGACTCGTAGGTTGTGCATTATAATAAATTCTAAAACCATAAGCTGCGTCTGGAGTAGGTGCTAATAAAAGGCCTCCTGATGTAGAATCAGTTAAACCCGTAGCTCCTCCAAACATGGCATAATATTTAGGTTGGCCGGTTACATCTTGAGCTGTCTGTCCTCCTGAGGGACCTGTTAATTTTGCTACATATTCCCTTAAATAAGTCACATCTTTTTTCTGTAAAAAAACAGAATTTCCATCTGTAGAAGATGTTGAGTCAAAAACTTCAACCGCTCTAACAAAAAGACATCCTGCGGGAGCATTGATGGTATTATCATCAGCTGCAAAACTTCCTGTAGCCATTTTACGATCAGAGTCCATAGGAACATCTAAAAGAATTTTTTGCTCAGCATTGTCTATAAATCTGCTTAGAATAGCACCAGTAAAAACATTACTGTCTACTTCAGTATAACTTCTAATGTCAGCTTCTAATGCTGAAAGTGTATATCCTGCCATAATTATAAACTCTCGATATTAAGAGGACTAATCACACAATTAAATCCTCCTCCTGTTGCCGTGCCGCTCGCAGCACTAGGTAATGTTGTCGTAAAACTATTGTATTCTTTTACAGTGGTGCCAGCATCATTAACATAACTCGTCTCGATTAAAGAAGCAACTGTAAAAGCCCCATAGACCTTGGCTCCGGAATCATGGGCACCTGCTGTTGTAGCGGGTGGAGTATATCCACGATAAGGAGAAGAAGTTGCTCGAGTACATCCTGTTAAATTATGTGTAGATCTTCCGGTATATTGAATAACTTCATTTTGATATTTTCCCACTTTTAATGGATCACTAGTATCACTTGAAGTTAAAACTTTTTCAATCATTATATAACCACTAGTTGGAAAAATAGAGCCATCCGTTAAAGTAATAGTAGTTGCGCTGTCTGTAATATTTCCATTTAAAGTAGTTTGCATTTGTAATGCATCAATTGATACTCCACCTACAGCTTCTTTAACAGTAGCAAATCTTACAACATCATTAACTTCTAATTGACTTCTTAAAAAGGCTATAGTTAAAGTTGTATTCGATGCAGTAGTAAAAGGATTTAAAGCTAAAAAATCTTGTGTAGAAAATTCTGTTCTTGCCGGTCTTGCTCTTTGTAAAGCTTGAGGATCAGCACTTGTAGGTTTAGGTTGTAATTGAGGTTGTTTAGGTTCGTATTCTGAAAAATGAACCCATGCTCCATTCCACTCTCTTACCATTTCTAAATAAGGAAAAGCCATTCCAGAACGATCCGAAATAGATAGTGCATGTTTCCCTGAAGCAAAAGTAGTCATAATTAAAGAGTCGGGTAATAAACCTTAGGAGCAATATAGGTGCTCGTAATATCAGCATCTTCTTTAACTGCTCGTGCTAGTTCATCCTCATAAAATAATTTTAATTCTTGTGCTCTCTGTGGAGCGTTTTTTTGTGATAGGTAAAAAGCTAATCCTGCTGTCATGCAAGGAACAAATCTATAAGGAACATTGGTAGCATTACCATATGCACCCGCGTCTTGAATTCTTCTTGCATAGTAAAGATTTAATTTATTTCCATCTTGTGCCGCGCCAGGTGTTAAATAAATTGTTAATGTTGTTCTATCGATAAATCTTTGAATAAAAAAAGAAGTAGGAGTTCCTGTTGCAGTTTTATTAGAATATCCTTGATATTGAGATCTGCTTACTTCTGTCATAGGAGAATCTACACTTGTAGAAGTAACTCTATAATTCACTTCCAATATGTTATCCATTCCTGTGGCATGTTGAGTTACTGCATCTGAAGTCGAATGAGTCGCAGCTGTCGTTCCATTAGAACCACGAATGGCTCCTGTTAGATTTGCTGCTCCCGTAGCTGCTGATTTTCCTGTGTATCGAATCGTTTCAGAGTTAACCGTAATAGTTCCTCCACCTTGATCCGCGCCAGGCATATCTTTAACCTGGGTCAAGGGAATATCAGTCACAGAAGCATTAATGCCTGAAGATAAAGTTGTTGTTAATCCGTTAGAGGCTCCGTCTTGAGGGGATCGATATGTTGTATAAACATTTTGATCTTCAACTAAAGTAAATCCTTGATTAGCTACTTCCCAATAATGAAGTCCTCTATTGCCCCATTCAGAAAATAGAATATTTAAAGATCTTTTTGCAGTCTTTAATTGATAACCAGAAACGTTTTGAATTCCAATACGTTCGTATGACTCCTCTACAATTTCATCAATCGGAAGAGTTTTTCCAAAAGTATATGTTTGAGACGTAGTGTTAGCCACAATTCCTCCTAACCGTAGAAGACAGTAACTTTATCTACACCACCTGTTAACTGAGCATAAGCACCGTTTGGACAATAGAGTCCATTACCTGGAACTTCTATCTGATAAACCGCGGGTTCTCCGGCACTTGTGCCACCAACGGGTACATCGAATGTAGCAATCACAGTTGCACTTACACTACCATCTCTAATTACAATAGTGCCAAGAGCCCCTTCACTGCAATAATAAATTGCAAGAACTCTAGCTGGACCTGCGAAGACATTTCCTGACGCTGTTAAATGCGTTGATTTTACGTCTACTGAATATCCACTCATAATTTTTATCTCCTTAGTCGTGAGCTCCCGAAGGAGCTCACAATTTATCTATTAAGACTCTTTAGCCCAAACACCTTGAACATCTACAACTGTCCAAAAAACAGTTGAGTTTAAAGATGCGATAGTTACGTAGTCGCCTACTTTTGATGTAGCTAGAGTATTAACAACGTCTTTGTCGTCTACTAATCCTCCTAAGTACAAAATACCATCAGCTGCAGCGGGACTAATAGTCAAATTGTTTTGACCATCAGCTCCTGTATTTACAAATGTAAATACATTCCCAACAGCAATTGCTGGTAATGTGAATACTACGTCTTTAGTGTTTGATAAAAAGGTTTTTCCAGAATCACCGTTATTAATAACAACAGTGTAATTTGAATTTTTCTGTTCGATATTATATCCAGTTAAACCTGCTTCGTTTTTCTTCCCTTGTAAAATAGGGCCTCTAAACAATGTTGATGCCATAATTATAATCCTCCTAGTTTGTGTGAATGCTATCTCTAGGCCGTCGAGTATACTCGTTAGCATTCTAATAATTGTATACTAATTATTTTATAACCCCTTTTTAAAAAAAGTGCAAGGTATCCCTGTGGTATTTATGTGATTTTTGATAGCGCTTAAGTGGCTATCGAAACTTCGGGCTTTGAAACCGATATTTTATTTTCACGAGTAGCTTCTTCAAATTCTCGAGCAATAATCTGTTTGATAACATCCTGGATCTGTTTGTTTATTTCGATCATCCGAATATTATGCTTCCCTGATTTCAGGTGCTCTTGTTGCCACTCTAGTTCCAAGGACCTCTTCGTAGTGTATAGGTCTTCGGTCATTTGTAACCTCCTCATAGGTTATCCATTTACCAGTCTTACTAGTAAATCCATCAGATTCGAACTTTACCTCATCTTTTCCCAGTTTGTCAAGGATAGATTGTTCTATACTATCAACGCTATCTTCAGCCATAACTAAAAATGTAGCGTAATAGCCATTATATCGAATCTGTACGTGGAAGTTTTTCATAGTATTTCTTCTTTATAGTCGAAATGGGGCGATTTTGAGGCCGCCCCATTTCTAATTTGCTTAGGTATTAAGCACCCTCAACACCGTAAATACCTCTAGGGTCAGAACATCCGAAGACGTATCTTGCTCTAGCTTTGTATCTTACGTTGCCAGTGTCAAAGTCCCCTTCCATCTTAGTAGTAAGAGGAGCTCTGTCAAAGTGCTTCATTCCATTAGGTACATCTGTAGTAATATACCAAGAGTCAGAATCAGTTAAGAAATTATTCACTCTATAACCTTGAGGAATCATTCCCATTGATTTGACTGCGTTGATATCATTATCAGCAGTTCCAACTCTACCTTGAGATTTCATCAATCTCTCAGCAGTGAACTGACCAGCAGATGGCACAATCATCTTCACACCTTTCGCAGCGATTTTTAAACCTCTTTCATCAGTTAGCGCAGCGATATCAATTAACGCTTGCTCTAATGAAGTTTCGTTTAAATCCGACTGAGTAGTTAAAGTGTTTGAAAACACTCCAGCTATCGTTGGGTGATCTGTTGTAAATAAAGACGATCCATCCCCTGAAGTAAATGTGCCTACGCCTGGTAGACCATTATTCAAAGGTGTCGCGCCTTTAACTTGTTTAGTGTTTGCCATCGATCTTGCTAGTGCTTTTGTGTATCTAGAAGCAAGTCTGTCATACAGGTTATCTTCAATAGCTTCCTCAGTGATTGCAAAAGCGAGAGCGATAGTCTCGTTAGTGTATCTTGCTGTGAAAGTTTCTTGCGCTTGGTCATAAGCAACTCCAGAACCTTCTGGTTTTGCTAGTGCCGATGCGAAACCTGACAACATAACTTCTTCTTCAAAAGCTCTGTCAGATGACTCAGTAGTATAAATCTCAGCTGCCTGATCTTCATACTGTTTGTACTCCAGGCCAAATAAAGCATTTAAACCTGGTTCTAGTTCTTTAACTAGCTGATTACGTGATATTGCCATGTTTTATGCTCCTTATATTCCAGCGCTATTATTGCCGAGTATATGTTCGTCTATCATTACACGCCATACACATCCTGCAACAGAAGCGTCTTGGTTGTTTGGATCTCTGGAGATACCTATTAACTTAAGTTGGTCAGCTGATGTTCCCACAGTACCACTCATAGTAAATCCCGAAATAAAAGTTACGGAACTACCAGCAGTAGCAACTATTGGTGCAGTACCACCTACAGAAGCAGCCGCCGGCGTAGCCGAAGCTGTTCTTATTTCGTACATTTGTTGTGGATCGCTATTAACGAGCGCAACAATGTCCGTAGCAGTATTCGATGCTTTCGAATAATTTGCCCATGTAGGTTTACCTGTAGCTGCATCAGTGTAGAAAACGCCGTTTAGTGAGCCAACATTGTTCGCAGTTGAATTAGTTGAAGCTAAAATAACTCCATCCGCAGTCAACTGGACCATGTCGTTATGGTACATAATAGCAGAACTTGCTGCTACTAGCCATTCACTTAAGCCGCCGTTGTTATCATTCTGACCTACTTTTCTGATTGGTCTCAAACCGAAACCAGTCGTACTTTGATTAGCCATAGTTTTTCTCCTTGTGCAGGCTATTTTACTAGCCCACGGTTAGTTAAAATTCGTTGGTAGGGATTAACCCGAGAAGTAAAACTTTACTTCTTTGTACCACCGAAGGTTGTACGAGACTGTCTATCAATATTGATAGGCATTCTTCTGTCCTGTTCCTTCATTAAATCGTTGTCTACAGCTTCCATCTGTTCACCCGCTAATTTAGCGTTGTATTCAGATCTTGCTCTCGCGATCTCTTCAGGTACCCTTGTCAGGACAAGGCCTCCGTGCCCGATAACCCCTTCATATTTGCCGTCTGGTATTGCTGGATAGTCATCCTCTGGGTATTCGTCTGATCTTACTAATTCGTATCCGGATCTTAAGCGTCCTTGTACGTTTTTCGTATCAACGAAACCTAGAATTTCTACCCTGACCCATCTGTGTCTAAATCCAGTTGGCGCGTTGGGTGTATCTAAGTACGATGGTGGAGTCCAAACTACTTTACGTTTTTCTTTAGCTCTTGTCTGGCTCGCACGGGAAGATTTGTTTGTTTCTTTTTTCATATGCTTATTCCTCCTTCGTGAGTTGTAATTGTCTTGCATACTCTTCTAGTGGCACTCGTAATTTTTTAGCGATTGCTACCTGTGATGAAGTGAGTCTCACAGTTTTGCGACCAGTCTTTGAACTACGCGTTGCAGAGGCAACGTTTTGTGTAGGTTTACTAATCGTGTGTGTCACTTTACCAAATTTCTGAGGGAATTCAAGTCTTATTCTCTTATCAATTTCCTCGTAGTAAGAATCTGATTTTGGATCAAATCCTTCTTCTTCGGTAAGCTTCCTATGAAGATCAAAAGCGGTGTAGGTCATAGCGTTATCACGCCCAAACCAGTCATTTTTCTCCGCCCAGTCCTCCGCTTTAGGATCAGGTTGAGGGGTTGATTGAGCAGGTGGTTGTACTCTTGGGGTTTCTTTAGCAGCAGTTTCTTCCATTTTCTGTCTACTTTTAATCTCCGCAAGTTTACCTTGTTCATAGCCCAATTGAGAAATAGCCGTTAAGGCCTCTACCTCAGCTTTCTTATCGTCGGCTTCTCTCGAAGCACCTAATTTAGCCTGAGCAGCCGCTAATGATGACTGAATTCTATTCTCCATTTCTGAAGTATAGTCTTTTTCATAATTAGTAGCTTGAGTGCTTAACTGATCTCGTTCTCTCATTACACGTTTAGCATAAGTAACAGCTTCTTCCTTCTGTCTCTCAGCCTCACGCATTTTTCTAGTCAGCTTGGCGATACGTTTTTTAACGCCTTCGCTGTATTCTTCCATTTCTTTCTTTTGTTCTATTGGTTCCTCTTTTACTTCTTCTTTTTTCTCTTGTACTGGTTCTTGATCGTCCTTGCTATCTCGAACATCCAACTGCTCATCAGATTTCTGAGATGAGTCATCGGACTTATTATCGTCTTGATTACTTTTTTCATTTTCAACGGTTCCTCCTTCTGCTTTTTTATCTAAATCAATATCGGTTGCTTTTTCAGCAGAATCACCGACATCAATTAGATCTTCTTTTCTTATGTCTTCGTTTTTATCTTCTGGCATAGTCCTCCTATGTTTATATATCGTGGAATATATCTTCTGGGTTTTCCACGGTCGCTAAAACTTCATCATCATTGAGAAGTCTAACTTCACCCCCATCTATTTTAATTCTAGATCCGGCGTATCTAGCAAAAATAATCCAACTTCCTTTTTTACACCAAGGGCCTTCTGGATATCTTTTTGGATCCTTATAACAATCCGGTCCTAATGATAAAACTAATCCACAAGTCGATGCTACTTGCGCACGTTCTACCACGTCATCTGTTATAATAATTCCCCCTTTAGTTTTCTCTTTCATCTTAAAAGGTAAAACTAAAATTCTCCAACCCGTAGGTTTGGGTAATTTTGCGGATTCTGCTGTTAAATCTTTTTTAGGTTTTTTTGGTTCTTGATCGTATTTTTCCTGAAGTGCGGCCCTATGTTTTGGGACCTCCGTCGGATTTGATACTGATAACTGTTCCTTCATTTTTTTGCTCCTTTTTTTCTAGCAGGCTGGATATTTCCTGATCTAAATATTGATACGTTCGTATCTGTCCCAACATATATTGGTATTTCTCCATATTGTCAACACCACCCGATACCATGGATGCGACAATATCATCATGTCTCATTTTAATGATTCTTTTAATCTTAGATATATATACTAAATCTTCCATTATTTCTTTTTCTTCTTCTTTTTCTTTTTACCTACTGGTTTACTACCATAAGCTTTTGTCCATTCTTTTGCAATCTTTGGTTCATTTTTCCAAAGATATCTACGTTGTTTTTCTGATCTAAATGGCATTATTCTCCCTTAGGAATAGTATAATCTTTTAATACTTGTATTTTTTCTTCTGCAGAAGCAATTTTGTGTAACTGACAATCTAATTCTTTTTGATGGTTCAAATGTTCGCTTACCCCTACTGAATTCTCCAATAGTAATTTAATAACTGCATCTGCTGATGCAATTTCGGCTTCGTACTGTTTCTCTAACGCGTCTATTAAGACTTGCCTCATTAAGCTGATTTTCTTTCTCTCGCCATTTTCTTAAATGTTTTTGCTAAGGCTTTAGCTCTACCCGTACATCCTGGTTTTGTTATAGGAGTACATTTGCCTTTTGTTCCTCTTTTTTCAATGGACTTATTAACTTTCTGAATCCATTTGCCGTCTTTAGCTCCAACACGACCTCCGTCAGCATGTAGCTCACGAACGATTCTTTTTTTCTCGTCTTTTAAATTTCTTTTACCTTTTCTTGTGTAGCCTTTTTCAGCATCCACACGACCAAGTTCTTCTAAACGATTTTCTCGGCTCGTATTGCGTCTTTCAATACCATGACCTCTTTTAGAAATATCGCCCATATTATTTATTTATTTTTCCAGCTTTACGTTTGCCCCATTTTCCATAGGACTCGTCACGTCTGTCTTTGAAAGATTGTTTCTTGCCAGATTCTTTTCCACGTCTAGCACTGATAGATTCATCTTCTCTATCTTTGTAACCTTGTTTTTTAGCTTTGCCACCTTTCTTCATACCACTTGCGTATGGAAATCTAACATTGCTTCTTACACCATTTTGTCTCATTATTTTTTCCCCTTCATTAATGCTCTACCAAAACCACGTTTAGCAATTCCAGTAACATGACCACCTTTTTTAGCACCTATTCTACCACCTTCAGCAGCAAGTGTAGGTCCTGGATCAATCCCACCTAAATCAATTTTAGGTTTGTAATTGTAATCATCATAGATTCTTAAAGGACTGTATCCAATATTTGCATCTTCAGACGCAGCTGTTTTTGCAACGTTTCCTTTACGACCTAATTTAGAAGCACCGTAAAGTGCTGCAGCCACGGCAGCTGCTTTACCAGCTTTCTTTAAAAATTTTTTAAGTTTCTTAGCCATAATGTTAATTCCTATTCTATTTGTTTATATAACGCAACTTATTTTTTTCCTCCGCCATTACGGAATATCTGCGTTCCTTTTATTCCAAATACGCTAGCTACGACCAAAATCCACAAATTAGTGAACCATTTCGGAAGATTCGAGAAATACTCAAAAAAGACGTCGATCTTCTCCATAGCCGCCGGATCCTCTGTCCACACCGACCAGGCGAGCACAATTATTGGGAGCGTAAGTATCGCAAGAACGATTTCGTCCTTGTAATCGTTTTGCCGGGCTTCTAAAAGTTTGCCCTGGTAAGATTCCTCACCCGAGGCCATACGCTGTGCATGCATAAGCTGTGCATCAGACATAGCCATTTTCGTCTTCTGACGATTGGCATATATCTTGCTTCCAGCTTGTAGTGCAATTTTTGCTAAGCCGAACCAAGCCATATTAGAACCAAGTTGCGGTTTGTTTTCTAGCTTTGCCTACGCCCTTAACAGTAACCTTTGTTCCTTTGTCAATCTGATTGACAGGTCTGTCTTGGTTGTTTACGATTTCCGAACGAGGATCATTACCAAAGTTCTTTTCAGCACCTTCGTATTTTTTTCCACCGTCTGGATATCCTACTTCTGTTTTTGTCATATTTTTCTCCTTATTAGTTTGTATCCTATCTTCTAGGACCTTTCAAGATCTTAACGTCTCTTTGTTTCATTCTATCTTGTTGCATTTTAGCTTCTTGAGACATCATTTGTTTAGTTAATGAAGTTTCTGCTCTTAATTCAGCTAAATCTTCATTTTGTTCTAGTTTTTCATCAAATTGCTGTTGACCCATAAGTTGTTTGGATCTATCCATGTTAATCTTCTCCTGAGCTTGTTCTCGTTTAACAGAATCATCCATTGCTCTTAAATCAAGTTCTCTTGCTTTAAGTTTAGCAATAGGATCATTTCCAAATTGACCCATAATCTTTAATTCTTCATCTTTAAACTCTATCATCATTTCAGAGATAAGTTTTGCTTTTCTAGACTCTACTTGCATAGAGATCTGCATAATCTGTTGTTGGAATTGTGGATTCTGCTGCATCTGAGGATTTTGTTGAGCCATCTGTTGCATTTGTTGTAGCTGCATCATCTCTTCTCTAAATTCTACTTCAATTTGTTCTTGAGCCATCATGGAGATGTGTTCAAAACAGTTTTTCTCTAAAGCTCCTAAAATCATCGGATTGTTTCTTGCTAAATTCGAAGACATGAAAGCTAAGTGTGAAGTAATATGAGCTTGATGATCTTGACCTTTAAAAGCTTGGAAAGGTTTTGATGATAAAGCCATAATATTTTCTACCGCTGGATCGAGTGGACTCGGTTGAGGCGGTGGGGGTAAAATTTTATTAATATCCTTAACTCCGATCGCTTGGTACATGGTACGAAACGCTTCGTATAAATTATGGAGTTGTGGATTAGCCATTGCTAATTGTAATTGAGTTTGGGCCATAGATATTCTTTGAGACTGAGAAAAAATATTAGGATCCGCTACGGGAATAATATCTATTCGATCATCAAAGTCTGCGACCTTAATATTTCTTTGAGCTCCAACAACATCATAAGGATATTCTGGAGGTAGGTAAGTTTTAAATACGCCAGCTAACAATTGAAACTCTTGTTTAAGCCCCACAAACAATCGTTTGTGAATCGCTGACATGACCCTTGAACCACGTTCTAAGAGAGCAATAGTCGTCCCAACAGCGGCCTGCTGGTTGCCGTCTCCGACCTGCATATCAGCGATGGCGGCAAATCTTTGTCCTGCTTGGACAACAATTCCCATCAAAGACAATAAAGTCTGTGATGGTTCTTTGAAAGGTAGAGTCATAAATGCATCTCTGATATTTCCACCAGGTGCGTCGACATCTCTAAATTCGCCGGGCTGTATTGCTTGGGCCTCGTCTCTTACTCGTATTCCTCGTTGTTTAAATCCTGCAGGTAAGTTACTTAAAGTTCCTGCATCTAATAACTGACGAAGAGCTGTCGTTGCTGTACGACTTAATCCGCCAATCATATGAATTAATCCAAAGCCATAAAAACCTAGGCCAGGTAAAAATTTAAAATGAACGAAATATTGTATTTTGTTTTTTAATGGATCGTCTTGTTTATAGTTTCTTCTAATAGACAAAACATTTCTGGAATTACTTTCAATCGTTACAATGTAAGGAAGTTTAATTCCTGTAGGTTCTCCATCGGGACCTGCATCTTCAAAACCTTCTAGATCTAAATTAACATGACATTCGATGAGCGTGAACATATCTTCATCTCTTGTTTTTTTAATTCCTTCTAGTTGTCTCTCTTTTTTCTCAACTTCAGTTTCTTGGTCATACCCAGGTTTCAATTCTACATCTCGATAAAAGCCGTTCACTTGATTTTTTCTTAAATCATTTTCGGACATTTTAATGACATGCATAACTGCCTCCGCATCGGCTAATGAGGTAGCCGTGTACGGGACAATTAAATCATCAGCGGGTACAAATTTAGATACGGCTCTTCCAAGAAGTTCATCGTAATAAACTT